AGACATTATTTAATTCCTTTTAAGTGCCTACTATTGCCTTGATTTCGTCAGCAGTTAAGCCTAAAGCAGTTAACTTAGCCAAAGCAGATGCCTTTACAGCTTCTTTTGCTTGTGCTTGAGCAGTTAATTGCGCTTGGTATGTTGAATATGCTGAATCTAATTGAGCTTGTGTAGGTTGTGTTCCTAGTTTTGCATCCCAATGCAATATTTGATCTGCTTGGCCTTCAGGTTGTCCTGTTTGGTAGTCACCAACAGAATAAGCAATGTTATTGGTTGTTAAATAAGCAATGATTTGGTTGTTTAGTGTCATTTTCTGTCCTTATGAGGATATTCCGTAAAGGGATGCTTTTCCAGATGTAATATTTCCAGTATTGAAAAATATTTTAATTGCTGTTTTTGCTGTTGTATTTGTAGTAAAGCCAGAGAGAGGTGCGCTAACAATAGTAGTTGATGCGTCTGCCCATCCTAATACACCTGTAACATCAGTAGCTCCACCACTTGTCATATTTGTAAAAACTAATTTTCCAGAAAATCCATTAACACTATTTGATGAACCTACTTGAGAACTTGCATATACTAAAACAGTTGTATCTCCATTTCTTACAGCATTTAATGTGGTTGTAATTTCCGATATTTGATTTGCATATCCAGAAGTTATATATGTTGGGCCAGCACCTGTTCCAACTTGCATTTCTAAAATTCCATTTGCTGCCGATGGCAATATATTTTGCAAAATTAAAAAATATTTATCATATCCACTTAATCCAGTAAAAGCTATTGAAGATGATCCAGATGCAGTCTGTGTACTAATTAAAGCCATAGCACCAGCACTAGGAGTTGAATAAGTCAACCCAGTAGCACCAGAGTTAACAACCAACGCTTGTCCTGCTGTTCCTAATGTGTTTAATCCAGTACCACCATTAGCAGTACCCAATACACCAGTTGAACTAGCACCTTCTGCTAGAAATGATAGATTGCGAGGAATAGTCATTTATTTATCTCCAGTAGGATCAGTAGGCCATGTCATAGTCCAAGGAAATCCTGTTTCCTTAGTCAAATCTCTCAATGCTTGTCTGTAAGTTGCCCAAGCAGTTTTTGTTGCACTAGCCATTGGATTGTCAGGTGCTTGTGTCCAATCGCAAGCAGTTAACTTTTCATCACGTTGAGCACGAACGCTTGTGGCTTGTGTTGCGTCCATCTGAGCTTGATAAGCAGCTTGATGTTGGGAAGCAGTTGTGGTCACACCATCTTCTGTTGTGTCTGTAAACACAGGCCCAGCAATGAATGATGTGTACCATTGACCATTTTCTTCAACCACACCGTTGGGTACGGATACTTGGTAAGGAGGTGTCAGAGTGGGTTGTGGGCCATCAAATACAACGTCAGCACCCAATTCATTGAGAATATCTGTTGTGGTTTGACCCCATGATGGGCCACCAGATTGTTGTATGTGTTGCCTAAAGGCTTCCTCATACATCACTTGTCCTGTTGATCTAATTCTGATTTGCATTTTTTGTCCTTATGCGATTGCTAAGAAGATGAATGTCCCACCTGATGTATTGACAGGTGACGAAGATGTTAATGTAAAACCTCCGCTTGAGGCATATACACCGTTATTTCCTGTGGTTTGTGCAGCAGTTGAATTCCACAACAAATAGGGGCTTGAACTTGATGTAAGGCCATTTGCGCTATCAAACACATACCAATTACCTGTCGTGCTTGTTGCTTTTGCTAATATAAACCTAGCCCCTCCAGCACCAAACCCACATGATATAGCTTGAGTTCCACCGTTTCCTGTGTATGAACCTACATAAGAAACACCAGCACAAGTAGCAAATAAATAAGTAACAATGCTATCAGTAGTAGAGCCAAATAAATTACCTACAGTAAATTGAGTAGATGTAGGGGCAGTATTTCCCCAAACTGTTGTATTTGCAGTTGCATTTTGAGCGTTAGTAACATTTAAAGCTAAATAATATTGTTGCGGATTAACTCCACCATGTAATGATTTATGGTAAACATACCAAGAGCCTGCACTTCTATCTTTAACAATCATCATTTCAGGCGCAACAGTTAAATTATGTGGCAATGTTGTTGTTGCGTTAGTTGCGGTATATACAACTTCATCAAAAAATCCAGGTGCTCTCGCAAAGTTCCAATAACTAAAAGTGCTAGAACTAGAAATAGTATTAACATTGAAATAATCAACATAACCAGTATTATTATCAAATGTCATTCCATGAGAATTACTAGTTTCACTATTAGTTTGTGAAGTTGTTAAATACACATTACTTGTTTGAGAAGAACCTCTTAATCTATCAATAAAATTAGCTTTATTTGTACCACTATTGATATTGTCAGAACTAGCAGATAAATCAACAACAAAATTAGTTGTGACTGTATCTGCGGAACCGCTGACTGATACTACATTAGGACTAAAAACACTTGTCCCAGTAGTAGGAGTAGCCATTGGGCCTCTGCGTATGGCTATGTAGATGTAGCTAGATGATGCTGTATCACCAATTACATTGATACCTGTAGCTGTTGGTATTTCAGTTGGAGGACTTATATTACCTTCAGAACCTGTGGAATTTGGATAAAGAGCTTGGGTAAATGTATTATTGAATCCACGCATTTCATCAAATACATACCAAAAACTACTTCCACTATATCTTTTATATAAAAAATATTGAGGCTCCCAACCAAGACTAATAGTCGCATTTCCACTACTATTAGTAGTAAATGAATCACATTTAATGATGTCTTGCGTTCCTGTTAGCCCAAAACCACCTGTGCCACCAATACTAAATATATAGGCAACAAATGTTCCACCAGATGCGTTTTGATCGTTTGTAGGGCCAACTGTAAAATTAGTAGATGTAGGATCAGATGGAAAATAATTATTATTGCTTTGGACTCCAGCTATATTTGATAATAATAAATACAAACCTGAAGCAGAACTACCACCACCCAAACCTATATGATAAATATTCCAAGCACCACTAATATCAGTTCTTTTAACAATAATACATCCTGGTACAGAGCCTAAATTATGATTTATTGTTTGATAAGAACCATTACCTGTATAAGTAACAATATCAAAAAACTTAGGTTGTTTACGGAATGTCCAAGAAACAAAATTGTTGCTTGATGTATTTACTTGATTGCCACTAGTATTTCCTGAACCCAAAGTAAAACCTGTTGTATTAAAAGAAGTTAAAGAATTTGAATCAGTTGCAGTTGCAGCACTTGTATTTGATTTAATAAGTTTTGTTGCGCCTTGTGCTGTATCAAATAAATTGTTATTGTAGGCATTTGTTCTATCTTTAATCCAAACCATTCCACCATTGTCTGTTAAATCAATGTTGTTTGTAATAGATTGTGTTGCACCTGTACCAGAATATAAATAGGTACTAAAAACATTTTCTACATAAGTAGGCACAAATGGAATGCCACCACCATAGGCATCTTGCGTTACATTACCTGAAGTTTGCTGAAGTGGCATTGCTAATCCTTATTTGTATTGTGTAAGGCTTGCCAAAACTGTGTATGTGGCACTTCCTGTTTTTATTACAACATATCTATAGACGTCATTTCCACTTGCATTACCAGCACTAGGAGCACCACCAATCCACTTAGGAGTTACTGATGTGCCATCAATCGTAACCGCTGAGTTGTAGTAAGCAGTAGAACCTTGAGTTGTAATCAAAGTAAAGGTCACAGACTGTCCTGTTGACAATGCTGTATTTAGGGATGTGCCTGAACTAAACGCAATGTTGAGGGTCCAGTTGTTAGCGGCATTGGATGTGTAATATTGAACTGATCCACTTTGAATGTAGAAGTTTGTTGTGCTTGATGGGGCTGAAGCAACTACATTAACAGTTTCATCAGATGTTAAAAGCGTTAAGCCAAATGTGCTCGATGTGCCATTGAACGTCTGAGTTGCAGTCCATGTTTGTGCTGAACTAAATGATGGGTATGACAATGTTGACCAAGTAGGAGCACTTGTACCATTGCTTGTCAAAACCTGACCAGTTGTACCAACTGCTGTAAAGCTAGTAGCAC